GCCTTCGGGCGGCGATCTCGCCTGGGGCGTGATCGATCCGCGCTACGGCTATAAGATCGGCGGCTGGATGAATCCGAACGCCGCGTTAGGGGGCGTTCAGCCGAACCCTTTGGCGATTCTCTTCGCTTCGGCGTCGGAGCTGCAATGCGTCGACCAGGCGCCGAGTACGGTTTCGACGACGAACATCGCCGCGGCGCAGAACGTGACGAACGGCACGCCGATGACGCTGGTTTCCGCGAGCGGCGCCGGCATCACCGTCATGACCTCGGCGCTTCTAATCCCGCAGACCGGACTCGTCGTGCCGGCTGGCAATCTGGCGATCGACGGGCTGCCCGGCCTTGTCAGCTTCGGCCAGACGGGTGCGATCGCCTGCCTCGACCCGACGCATCAGATCGCCCGCGCGGTTTCGATCACCGGATCGACCTCGGCGACAGGGGGCCAGTTCCTCGTCAACGGCTTCGACATGTACGGTCAGCCGCAGAGCGAGCTCATCACCGCCGGCGCCGGCGCGGCGACGACGAACGGCAAGAAGGGCTGGAAGTTCGTCACCGCGGTGACGCCGCAATTCACCGATGCGCACAACTACGCCGTCGGCGATACCGACATTTATGAGTTCCCCATCCGCGTCCTCGAATTTCCGATGGCGACGGTGGGATGGAACGGTGCCATTGTCGCAGCCGCGACCGGCTTCACGGCGGCGGACGCGACCTCGCCGGCGACCTCGACCACGGGCAGCGTCCGCGGCACTTATGCCGTCCAGGGCGCCAGCTCGAACGGGAGCATCGTGCTGCAGATGTTCGTAACCCCACGGGTGGCCGATCTCGCGGCGGTGACGCCGACGAACCTGGCGAGCCTCTTCGGCGCAACGCCGGCATAGGAGCCGTCAGCACTCAGCTTTCGCTGTCAGCCTGAGGAGGATGGATGAGACCGGTCGTCTTGAGCAAGACGCTTGCCGCCGCGAGCGTCAACGATATCGCGCAGAGCCAGTCGCTTGGCGCCGCGGGGAACCTGGCGCTCAACGGGTCAGCCGTTTCCGGCGGCGTCGCGACGCTCGATACGCAGCGCCGAATCCTGATCACCTCGGCAGGGAACGACAGCGGAATCACTTTCACCGTCTTCGGCGCGACCGATCAGGGCACGGCGATCCAGGAGACGGTGACCGGCGCCAATGCCGGCGCCGTCGCGACCAATCAGGATTTCGCGGCGGTGACGCAGGTATCGGCGTCGGCTGCGACAGCCTCGACCGTGCAAGTCGGCACCAACAATACCGGCTCGACGCGCTGGCTCCTGACCGACCAGCACCTGACGCCGGGAAACATCTCGCTGGGCGGGACAGTCTCGGGCAGCGTCACCTACACGGCCGAGTACACCTATGACGACTTCCTGAATCTCGCGGCGGGCTCGTTCGCGCTGGCGCGGACGGTGGCGGGCCTGACGAACGCCACGACAAGCACCGATGCACAGCTCGGCTACCCCGTGAAGGGCGTGCGCCTCACGATCAATGCCGGCGCGGGAGCAGCGGCGCTCACCGTGACCCAGGCCGGCATCAAGCAATGAAATTCAGACTCAATGAGTGGCTTGAGGGCCATGGCTGGAGGCGGCCGTACAAGGCGCTCGGACGCGCCTTTCCATCCAAGGCGCGCGCGGTCTTCGACGCTGAGCGACGGAGATTGGCGTTGGGCGCCGGCCTCGGCAGCGCCGCCGTCTTGGCGCTGCTCGCGGAGAATTCAAAGGAGGCTGACGCACAGGTCCCAGGGACGCAGGGAAACGCGCAGCAGCCCTTCGCCCTGGTCACGAACTTTGGTGCCGATCCGACCGGCACGAACGACAGCACCAACGCGTTCCTTGCCGCCGAGCGGAGTCTGCCGTCATCCGGCGGCGTCGTTTTCATGCCGGCGGGCACGTACAAGATCGGCTCGAGCGGCAGCGGCGTCGCGTTCCAGAAGACCGGAACGTCGCTCTGGGGCAGCGGCAGCGGTGGCGGCTCGGGACTATCGAGTATCACGCTCGTCAATGCCACGGCGCTTGGGGCCAACTCGGGACCGCAGAAGCCGGTCTTCAGTTGGCCAAATGACACCTACGGCGCGTCGATGCGCAATTTCAAAATCGAGATGGCACAGGGAACGCCGCAAAATATCGGCGATAACAGTGGGATCATCGGCCTATATCTGACCCTCGCCGCTCAGATCGTGATCGACAATGTGGTGATCACCGGGGGCGATCACGGGCTACTTCAGGTCAGCAGCTCCAATGTCACACTGTTGAATTGCTTGTTCCAAAATCAGACGTCTCGCTGCTGGTGGCTTCTCGGCTGCGCCTTCAGCTGCTCCTATGGAAGCTTCTTCTCGAACGGCTACTACAACGTCCACATGCGGGCACAGGGCCAGCAGCCCTGCTACGAGTGCCACATTTATGGCGGAGGCATCGATGAAAGCAACCAATGGTCAGCCTTCATCGAAGATGCCGACCGCTGCTCGATCAGCGGCAATTCGATCTGGACCGGGTCGCAGGGCGCGGTAAATCTCGCCGGTCCGGGCACGAACACGACCTTTGGCGTTCGCAGCTTCTCGCTCCATAACAGCAAGGTTCAACCCTATCAGCCGACTGGTACCTACAGCTCGGCCACCATTTATGTCGGATCCCTCGCGGTCGGCACAAAGCTGATCGATATCGAAACAAACCCGAACTCCAATACGCCCGACATCGTCGATTTCGGCGCAGGTACGCAATACATCGGCGTCAATGGACAGAGCAGCGTCGCCATCGTGCCGCCGACCTGTACCGCGACACTTTCCGGCACGATCGCGGCCGGCGACACATTGCCGTTCGTCTTCATCAACGCGAGCGTGACCGGCTTCCCGCATACGACGACTTATACGGTCGTCGCAAGCGATACGTCTCTGACGGTGCTGGCGGGTCATGTCGCCGCGGCGATCAATGCCGATCAGGCGCTCATCAACGCCGGTGCAAGTGCCACGTCGAGCGGTGCTGTCATCACCATTCAGCAGCCAGGGATCACCGCGCTCAGTACCGTGGTTTCCTGCACGCCAACCCATGGCGGCGGCGGTACCGAAGCGGTCGCGTTCTCGAACAGCGGCGACCTCAAATCCGGCGTGCCGACGGCAGCGATGTTTCAGGCCGCACCGTGGCCCTCCTACAGCTCCTATGGCGCTACGTCGCCCGTCGAGATCACCGGGACCGGAAAGCTGCCCAGCGGAATTCCGCTGGGCTTCATGGCCGATGTGACCGACGGCCGGGTCTACTACCTCGACCAGAGCGGGACGCCACGATACTTCACGCAAACATAAGCCGCGGGATGGCCGAAACTCTCGCGGCCATGTCGATCCCTCGGACAGCCCGATCGATGTCAAGGCACTCGACCGCAACGTACACGACGTCATTCACACCTGCCGGTGCGCTTCGGCGATCAGGAGCCAGCCCCAGCGGCGTTTGCTCCACCCAACGGTGGGGCGAGCCGAATTGGCGCTGGCGGCTCGGGAGGCGGTGCGGCAAGCGGCTGGGGGTGCCAGACAGGTTATCGTCTGTACCTATTGGCGACGCGCGATCACGATCATGGACTTCGCAAGCGGCGAAAATCGTCCCACCCGAACAAATCGGAGCTCGCAAAAACCGGCCTCCCCCAGCAGCGCGGCCAATGTCCGCTCGGACCAAAATTTGATGTGGCCGCCATCCCAAAGCGGATTGACGTGCTTGTCGAAGTTGCCACTGACCGCGATCGCGACGTTCTTCAGCCATCCGTGGTAAGGCGTCGACAAAATCAGCGTGCCATTAGGTTCGAGAAGATCGCGGCAGGTGGCGATGAACTTTCGAGGCCACATGACGTGCTCCACGACCTCCAGACTGACCACGACCGGGAACCGGCCGAAACGGTCAGCGAGCGGCTCGTAGGCATCGGCCTGGTAAAACCGGGGTAGCGCATAGGCTTCCCGAGCGAGGCGAATGCCGTCCTCGGACGGATCGATCGCAATGACCTCGTAGCCGAGCGCTGCGAGACAATTGGCAATGTACCCGCTGCCGCATCCGACCTCGAACACGCGCCGAGCGCCGATTGCGCTAAGAGCGCTCTGGACGGTTGGTAGCAGATAGCCGTGCGCATACCCGCGGCCGGCGATTCCGTAGTGGAAGCTGGTCAAATCGGACTTCAATTCCGCCACTTCGGGCTCCCTGCCGACGATCGGCGCTCTCTCTTAAACGACTTTCGGCAATTGGCGCAATGGTTCTGCTCGACGCGGCCATGACGGGCAGCTTCCAAATCGGCCAAATCGTGACCGTCGCGCCTCCAATCTGTCCGTGAGCGAAACTCACCATCCAGTGCCCGACCCGCGGCCGGGCTCACCACCACCGTCAAGGAGTACCCGAACGATGAGCAGGGATCGCCATAAGGAAGAGAAGAAGCCGCGCGCCAAGGGCGGCAAAGTCGAGCAAGACTTCTACAATGCCGAGCGCTCGCCGGCGAAGAAGGAAGGGGAGAACTCAGAGGATTCGTTCAAGCGCGGCGGTCATAAGAGAGTGGCGAAGCGCAAGCGCGGCGGCAAAGTGGAGGGCAGGCGCGGCCATCAGCGCGCCGACAAGCCGCGCCGCGCGCGAGGCGGGCATTCGCCGCTTACCGCCGCCTCGCAGGTCAAGGTCCGCGATGGCATGGATGAGAGCGGCGCCGAGGCGAGCCGCTACGGCGATTGATGGCGCCGCTCACCAGCGCGGCGCGCAAGCGGCTGGCGGCCAGAGCTTTCGCCGGACCCGGACGCAGCTTCCCGATCCAAGACAAGAAGCATGCGCGCCTTGCCATCAGCGGGGCGACACGCTCGCAGCATGCCGGCAACATCTCCGCCGCCGAGGCCGACCGCATCAGAACACGCGCGCGGGCAAAGCTGGCGAAGAAACGCAGCGGCCGGGCGGACGGCAAGAAGCCCGGCATCCGCGCCGACAAATCCCGACGACGCTAAGCCGGGCGCGGCCTTGTCGGCCGCGCTTGGTAGGCGACCGGCACCGATCCGCGCCCTCCCCGGCGGTGCCGGCCGCCGCCCTTTGATGTCAGCGAGCGCGCCATGACGACCAGCGGAACGACCGCCTTTGCGCTCGCCGGCTCGGATGTTCTCCTTGAGGCCTTTGAGCGCCTGCAAATCCGTGCGTCCGAGATCACGCCGGACCACGTCATCAGCGCGCGGCGGTCGATGAACCTGGTCCAGGCGCGCTGGGCCAATCGCGGCACGAATCTCTGGAAGGTGGACGCGACGCAGGCACCGGTGACGATCGCGCTCGCGCAAGGGGTGGCGACCTACGATCTCGATCCCAGCACTGTCATGGTGCTGGACGCCTATCTCCGCGTCTTCGCAATGGGGCCGCCGGTCAACCTCACGCCTGCCTTTGCAACAACAGGCGGCTCGCCCAGCGTGACCATAACCGAGGCCAATCACGGACTAAGGCTCGGCGAATACGTCAATATCGTCGTGCCGGTGGCACTCGGCGGGCTGATATTACAGGGCTTCTACCAGGTCGCCTCGGTGCTTTCCTCGAGCCAGTTCACCATCAATGCCGCGGGCGATGCCATGAGCACGGCTTCAGGAGGTGCGGTGCCGAGCTTCGCAACGACGCTGGGATCGGCCGCCGTCGTCGTGGCGCTTGCCGATCACGGCCTCGTTGCGGGGGGCAGCTTTGCCGTTCAGGTGCCAACAATGCTCGGTGGGATCACGCTGTCCGGGCCGTATACGGTCGCGACCGTCCCAGATGCCGATCATTTCACCATCATCGCACCGGCAGCGGCGGGAAGTTCCGCGGTCGCCTCCGAGAATGGCGGCCTCGCTCAGCTCGCCGGCCAGACGGAGGAGGTCGACCCCGTCGACCGAATCCTGACGCCGATGTCGCGCAGCGACTATGCGGCGACGCCGGACAAGCTGCAGCAGGCGCCTCCCACGGTCTATGTCTTCGACCGCCAGGCGGCGCAGCCGACGATCACGCTCTGGCAGGTGCCGGACAGCAATGGCCCTTATGAGCTGAGGCTTTACAGCGTGCGGCAACTCCAGGATGCGAATGCGCTCCTCGGCGAGAATCCGGATATCCCCTACCGATTTGCGGAGGCGCTCTGCGCCGAGCTCGCGCTGCATCTCGCCCGCAAGTTTCCGCCGCGACCCGAGAGCGGCATCACTATCGCGGATTTGAAGCTCGCCGCGATGGAAGCGTGGGAGGAAGCGGCGCAGGAGGATCGCGAGCGGGTATCGGCCTATTTCGTGCCGGATTTCTCCAGCTACTTCCGATGAGGGAGCTGACCGCGATCAGCCGTTACCAGCCAACCTCTATTCGAGGAGTGCAGCGATGCGCCCCCGCGGTCGAGCCCAGGTCGATCCGACAAATCCGCAAGCCTTTGCCGTCTGCGACCGCTGCCGGATGCTGTACAACCACACTGAACTCCGCTGGCAGTATCAGTATCGCGGCAACAGCCTGGTCAACACGCGGATTCTTGTCTGCAAGCGCTGTCTCGACAAGCCGCACGAATTCGCACGGCCGGTGATCCTGGCGGCCGATCCGGTTCCGATCCGCAATCCGCGACCGGACAACTACGCCGCCGCCGAAGGCGTGCCGCCGCCCAACCTCGCCGTACAGCAACTCGTCAGCGGGCAGAGCCTGCCGGCGCCGGCGACCGGGCTGCCAAACCCGCGGCCGGTCCAGTTCGCAGATTGAGCCACGCGAAGTCCCAGGCGTCGTCACGGGCTAGACAGCATGGTGCCGCATGAGCATGCAGTGGTCCGATCTCGTCACCGCCGTGGGTGCGATTTTCGAGATTCCGATCGTGACGGCGTCGTCATCGACGCCTTCCTCCGACACGAACTTCAACAACATTTTTCCGCGCGCGGTCGAGCAGGCGGAGCAGCGCATCTATCGCGAGCTCGATCTCATCACGACGCAGACGAGCCAGACGGCGGCGCTGACCACGAACAGCCGGAACATCGCGATCCCGGGTGGCATCCTCATCCTGCACGAGCTCAACGTGGTGACGCCGACGGGAGCGCAAGCGGATACCGGTACGCGGAATCCGGTGCAGCGGGTCTCGCTCGCCTTTCTCAATGCGGTCTGCCCCGCGGCGGCGGCGACGCTGGCTTTGCCGTCGATCCCGAAATACTACGCGCTTCTCGACGATGTCGATGTGCGGGTCGGCCCCGCGCCCGACGCGGCCTATGTGGCAGAGTTCATCGGCATCATCAGGCCGGCACCGATGACGAGCAGCAACCCTACAACCTGGCTCGGGACGAACCTCCCCGACCTCTTCCTCGCCGGCGTCAATGTCTTCATGGCGGGGTATCAGCGCGATTTCGGAGCGCAGAGTGACAACCCGCAAATGGCGGTCTCCTGGGAAGCCGCCTTCCAGGAGCTGAAGAAGAGCGCAACCATCGAAGAGGCGCGGCGCAAAGCGCAGAGCGTGGCCTGGCAGCCCTACTCGCCGGCGCCGCTGGCGACGCCGCCGAGGAGCTGATCCGGATGGCTGAGAGCTATACGCCGAATCTCGGGCTGACCCAGATCGGTACGGGCGATCTCGTGAACGCGTGGGGCCCGGTCGAAAGCACGAACAAGGCGATCGTCGACAACGCCGTGGCCGGCATGATCTCGATCAACCTGCCGGCGCAGACGGGCTATCCGACGGTGACGCTGGCCTTCACACAGGGCTCATCGACGCAGCAGCTCCCGAACCGGCGCATCGTCTTCACCGGCGCGCTCACGTCAAACACGACGGTCCTGCTCCCGCAGGGGCGCAATTTCGATTTCGATATTCAGAACTCGACGGCCGGCGCTTTCTCGGTGACGCTCGGCGTCAACAATAACAGCGGCGGCATCCTTGGGGCCTCGGTGGCGGTGCCGCAGGGCCAGACGATGGCGCTCTACAGCGACGGGACGAACATCGTTCCGGACGGGAACGCGGTGGGCGGTTCGCTTGCTGTCAACGGAACGGTGAACGCGACGAACGATGTGCAGGTGAGCGGCGTTTCCGTTCAACTCCCCAGCGGCATCATGCTGCCTTTCGGCGGCACGGGTGTGCCCCCTACGGGGTGGCTCAATTGCGACGGGTCAGCCGTGAGCCGGACAACATACGCGACGCTGTTCGGTGCGATCGGAACGACGTACGGGGCTGGTGACGGGTCCACCACCTTCAATGTGCCCGATTGTCGTGGTCGTGTGCCCGTGGGCAACGACAGCGTCACCGACCGTCTCAACGGCAGCAACATGAGCGGCAATTCGCCAGGATCCACGGGCGGCGAGGCGACCCATACGCTTTCCGGCGCCGAGATGCCGGCGCACAATCACGGCTACACTGATCCAAGCCATAGCCACGGCGTCGCCGATCCGACCCATGAGCATCCTCAGCATCCGAACACGATCATCGGAAATTTCTCCGGGGTCGGTCAGGGCAATGGCGCAGCAGACTGGAGCGAAGGCCAAAATACCCAGGGAGCCGCCACGGGGATTTCCATCAACGCGGCGACCGTCGGAATCACTATCGAGAACGCAGGCGGCGGCGGCGCACATAACAACGTGCAGCCGTGCATCGTGGTCGGCAACTGGATCATTAAGATCTGACCCAAAGGCGTGGAACGCCTCTTAAGTACCAGCCGCTAGCGCGAGATACTTCCCGCAGGTGACGTGCGAGGGCAATCTGTGGATCGCAGAAGGTGCTGCGCCCGCAATGGGAGTTGTCGTAGTTCTGCTCGAATAGGTGGCCGCCTGGTGCGAGGTTGCGACGAAGGAAAGCCCCGTAGCCCTCGACGACCGATTCTGGCATCTCGGCAAATGAAAGCGTGTTGATCGCGACATCGATGGGAATGCCCTCGACCGCCGCAAGATCTGTGGTGAGGACAAGGCCCACATCGCCTGGGCTCGGGCGTTCGTCGGCGACGACTCTAACAGAGCCATCTTGGCGGCTTGCCAGATAGCACCCGGAGAAGGCTAACGAGTTCGGGAGGTCGACGACCAGATACGTGCACCGCGGGAAAGCTCGGCGGACGGCCGCGGCCAACATACCGTATCCGGCGCCAATCTCGAGAATAACCGGGGAATCAACCTGGCTGAGGTGGCCGAGAACGCTCAGTTTCTGCATTGCGACTAGCCGCTCGCAAAGCGCAAGTCGGTCTTGGTCCGTCCCGTCAAAGTCCTCCTGAGGACGCAATGCCAATGGGAGCTGACGTGCTAGATGCCTTGCGAGGGCACGTGCGATCGTGAGCGGCAGCCCATTGTAACGCGGCTCAAGCTGTAGCCGATGCCACCAGCGCACGAATACGCGCGCGCCGAGCGGGGGTGGCAGAGCCCGCAAAAGACGCCAGACGAGCCACCCCGACTCATTCAAAGTCACGCCCTCGGCTGGCCAGCCCGTGAAGAAGGGCACGCGCTGCGGCAGGTCGACCAGAAATCCAGACGTTACAGAAGCAGGATCGATAACGGACTGGTAGACCGGATCATTGCTGTCGCCTGTCCAATACCGCTGGGTGTCGTAAGCGCCCGTTGCGCGCGCTCTCGCGTCGATCTCGGCAACGAGCGCGCGGCATCGCGCGACGTCGGAAGCCGAAAATTGCTGCGTTTCGCCAAGCATAAGGCACTAACCCTAGCATGCCTCTCGTCCCGCTCAAAATCCGCCCGGGCGTCAATACGCAGGCGACGCCGACGTTGCTCGAGGCGGGATGGGCGGCATGCCAGCTCGTCCGCTTCCGGGAAGCGCTCCTCCAAAAGCTGGGCGGCTGGGCGAAAGCGTTCCAATCGGCCTTTACCGGGGTTTGCCGCGCGCTCCATTCCTGGACGCAGATCGACGGGCTGCCGGACCTCGGCATCGGCACACATCTGAAGCTTTGCCTCTGGCAGCTCGGCCAGTTCTTTGATCTGACGCCGGTCCAGAACAGCGGGACGAGCTCGACCAATTTCTACACGACGACGACCGGCTCGGCGTCGGTCACCGTCAACATCGCGGCCCACGGCGCGGGGGTTGGCGACTATTACGAGGCGCTGACCTCGGCGACGGCGAACGGCGTCACGATATTCGGTGAGTACACCGTGACCGCGGTGGTGGACGCCAATGACTTGACGATTACGGCGTCGACCAATGCGACCGCCAGCGGGAGTTTCGGCAACGGTGCCCAGTGGCAGCTGCTGCTCTCTGTCGGGCTTGCCAGCAATACGCCGGTGCAGGGTTATGGCGCCGGCCCATATGGTGCCGGGCCTTATGGTGAGTCGAGCGGCACGATCTATTATGAGCCGTGTCGCCTCTGGTTCATCGACAATTGGGGCGAATTCATGCTCGCCTGCCTGCGCGGCGGCGGCGTCTATCAATGGCAACCCTCTTCGGGAACCAGCACGCGGGCATCACTGCTGGCGAACGCGCCGACGCTCAACAACGGCATGCTGGTGGCGCTGCCGCAGCAGCAGGTGGTGGTCTGGGGCACAAACCAGGGCGTCTCGGAACAGCAACCGCTTCTCGTCGCCTGGTCGGATGTCGGCAACAACACGATGTGGACGGCGTCGACGACGAACCAGGCCGGCAGCTATCAGATCCCGCGCGGCTCGAAGATCGTGGGGGCCGTGGGCGCGCCGTTGGTCATCCTGCTCTGGACGAATGAAGGCCTCTGGCTGATGCAATATGTCGGCCTGCCCTTCGTCTATAGCTTCACGCAAGTGGGCTTCGGCTGTGGTTTGATCGCGCCGAAGGGTGCGGCGACGACGCCCTTCAGCGTGTTCTGGATGACGGGCGATGTCAACTTCTACAGCTATAGCGGCAGCGTGGCGCCGATCGAATGCACCGTGCGCGACCGCATCGCCGGCAACATCAATACCCTGCAGCTCGACAAGGTCTTCGCGGCGGTCGACAGCCAATACAACGAGGTTTGGTGGTTCTACCCGTCGATCAATTCGATCGAGATCGACAGCTACGTCAAGTACAACTACGTCGAACAGCTCTGGGATTATGGGCTGCTGGCGCGCACGGCCTGGGAAGACCATAAGGACTTCGCCTATCCCATGGCGACCGATCCGAACAGCTTTCTCTACAATCACGAGTTCGGGGTCGACGCCGACGGCACGCCGATGGATAGCTGGGCCGAGACCGGCTATCTCGCACTCACCGAGGGCGACGACGTGATGATGGTCGAGCGCGTGCTGCCCGACCTGAACACATTCGCGGGGCAAGTCCAGCTCTCGGCCTTTGCGGTGACATATCCCAACAGCGACACACCGGTGCAAACGGGACCGGTGACGGCGACGGCGGGAGCGACGCCTTATGTCACGCTCCGCGCGCGGGGCCGCGGCGTCGCGTTCAAGATCGAGAGCAATTATCTCGGCGGCGATTTCCGCTGGGGCGGGATGCGGGCGGTGCTGAAGAAAGCTGGCAAACGGTGAGGCTAGCCGGCACCGCGCCGGCGCTCGCGGTTGCTACCAACCGCTGACGCCCGCCGGCCGACGACGCTCCGCGTCGCGACCAGAAGGCGGGGGAAGAAGGGGCTGAATGCCGATCCAGCTACCGCGGTGGCTCGGCGCGGACGTGCCGCCGGGCATTTCGGCCTTCGTCAATAATTTCGCGGGGACTCTGGAGCGTATCTTCGATGGCGGAGCGCAGCTCGGCGCAAATGCGGCGCCGAATGGGCCGGCTGGAGGAGATCTCGCGGGGTACTACCCGAAACCGGCGCTGCTCAGGACGAAGAGCGCAACATCCGTCTCCAGCGCGACGGGAACGACGCTGTCGGCGGCGGCACTCTCTGGCGGTATCATCCTGCGGTCGGGACCGAACAGCGCCTTCACGGACACGACGGACACGGCAGCGCATTTGCTGGCGCAATTTGCTTCGGCGGCGCAGGCAATCGGCGCCTCGGCCGATTGCCTCGTCATCAACGAGGCGAGCTCGACGATGGCCATTGCGGCTGGAGGCGGGGTGTCACTGGCCGGCAATACGTCCGGCGGCAACTTCATCGTGGCGGCGGCGACGACGCGTCTTTTTCGCTTCATTGTCACTGCGATCGGGACGCCCGCCGTCACCCTATACGGATAGGAGGTGAGCATGGCGAAGACGCCTGACGCCGCGAGCGACCCATGCGGTTACGTCCGGTCTCAGCAACAGGCCGTGGACCGGGCCCCGCTCCATCTGATCCAGCAGCGCCTCTTCGTGCCCGTTGAACATGACGGCGATCTCGAGGAGGCGCCGCATGCGTCTATTCTCACCGTCGACCTCGGCAGCGAGCGTATGCGCTGCCTCACGCGCCTCGTCGTAGACGACAACACGGTGGTGGTGGAGATCACCGGGGTCTGCATGTCGAAGAATCATTCCTTCCGCCAAGGCGATTTCGTCGCCGCCAAGCGCCACCGTCACATGGGTGGTAGCGACGAGTGGCAGGCGACCAGCCGTAACGCGGTGGACGAGACGCAGTATGCGGCGCTCGCAGAGAAGCGGCGTCTACGTCTTGAGGCGCAGAAGCCAGCAGAGCCAAAGCGCCGGCGGGTGCCGAGGGCTTGATGCCGCTCGACAACATGGGGCGCGGCGGCCCGCGGGACGGGCTGATGCCGCACTTCGAGCCTAGACCGATGCAGCCGGAGGACTCACCGCCGACATCGAAGGACGACCGCTCGGCGCCCGATACGTCGCCGGTCTCGCCGAATGGTGGGCGAGCCGGATGAAGCCCTGTCGCCACCGGCCGATCCGAACTACCTCAGGACGGTGGCGCCAAAGACGGCCGCGCGTATCCGCGCCTATGTCAACGCCAACCCGCGACTCGCGCCAGTGATCCAGTTCAACGCAATCGGCGCTGCGGCCGTGGCGCCGAGGACCAATTCGAAGGGAGGGCACATGCCGTTCGATCTGGACAGCGTGCCGACTGTTGGCGGGACGATGAGTCGTTACGACGGCGGCGGCACGGTCGGCGTTGCGCCGCCTGCCTATCTCGGCGCCATGCCACAGGTGCAGCTTCTCTATCAGCGCTTCGCCAACCTGCCCCTCGACAAGCTCCAGCAGCTTGCGGTGACGATGCCGCCGACGTCGCTGCAGGGGCAGATGATCCAGCGCGCGCTCAAGGCAAAGCAGATGGCGCCGGCGAGCATGGCGGCGTTTCCGAGTAGCTCGCCGTCGCCGACCGCGCCGGCGTTTCCGACGTCAGGCCTACCCACGTCGCGGCGAGGCGGGAGCATCCCGCGGTTGCGTCGCGACACTGGCGGCAGCGCGCCGGTGCTTGGCGGCACGAGCTACATGCCCTCCGCCGCCTATGGGGTGGCGCTGCCGATCATGTCATTTTCCGCCGGCAACCCGGGCGAAGTCGGCCCGAGCTGGTCGCCGGGACAGGCGCTGATGAGTCCGTCGAGCACCGCGACCACGACGCCACCGGGATTCGGGTCAGCCGCGGCGGCTCCCTTGGCAACGGCGCTACCGGCGAGCGTCACGGGCGCGAGCGCGCTCTCGGCGCAGCCGGCCGCGAGCTATGGCAATTTCTGGAACCTTCAGGTGCCCGGTTCCAGCCCTTGGTCTTCGCAGGCGCAGTTCAATCAGATGCTCGGTACGCCGCAGCAGCCCGGAGAAATGTTCGCCGGTTATACGCCGGCGCAGGTGCAGGCGATGTCGCCGAGCCAGGCCCAGGGTGTCGTCCAGGCGAACGTCAATGATTGGCTGGGTATCTCGCCGTCGGGCGGGGGCGGGGGCACCGCCGCCCGTGGCGGCAAACTGCCGCAGCGGCGGGCTCTCGGTGGGCTCGGTGTCGCTCCATCTCCGCAGCAGATGGGCATGTTCGACATCCACCGTTCGATTTACAGCACCTACCATCCCGGCGGCTTCATCGACTCTGCGGTCGCCGGGCGCACCGACGACCTGCCGATGGCCGTGGCGGCTGACAGCCATGTGATTCCAGCAGATGTTGTCTCGGGGCTCGGTGAGGGCAACAGCCTCAATGGCGCGGCGCTGCTCGACCGCATGTTCCATTCGGGACCGTGGGGCATGGGCGCGATCCGCTCGCGCGTGCCTGCGGCGATGCCGCGCCCGGCGCCCTCTTTCGCGGCGGGGGGGCCGCCCTCGCCAGGCCATCCCGGCCTGGGCGTGGCGCGCCGCGGACGCACGACCGAGATTTTGGCGGCGGGCGGCGAGTATGTCGTGCGGCCGGAAGCGGTTGCCGAGATCGGACGGCGCGCGAAGGCGCGCAATCCGCGCATCCGCAAGAGCGATATGGCGGCCGGCCACGACGCCATCGACCGCTTCATTGTCGAAGCGCGCAAGCACATCGTCGCGACGACTCAGAAGCTGCCAGGACCGGTGAAGTCATGAGGTCCCGTCAGCCTTCAGCCGTCAGCTGTCAGCAGCGCACGAGGATGCGGCGATGAGCGCCGTGCATCGCCCGCACGGTGCGGCTCCCACGGAAGCTGCGCTTCCGCTGACGCCGGCCGCGACGAGCGCCGAAGGCGCTCGCGCGGTTTTTGCCGGGGTGCGCCTGGCGCGGCCGGACGACGAGGCGGCGGTGTATGCGCTGCTGCTCGAACTCCATGGCGAGAACGCGCTGGCGTCGCTGGCGCCAGCCAAAGTCGAGACGATGCTTCGGCGCGGCACGCGCGGCGAGGGCGGCGTCATTGGCATCATCGACGGGCCGGGCGGCATCGAAGCCTCGATCAGCCTCGTGATGACGCAGTGGTGGTATAGTGAGGAATGGCACCTTGAGGAAATGTGGAACTTTGTGCATCCCGACCATCGCCGGTCGACGCACGCCAAGAAGCTCGTCGAATTCGCGAAATGGACGAGTGATCGGCTCGGCATGCCGCTCCTTCTCGGTATCCTGACGCGGCATCGCTTGTGGCCGAAGATGCGGCTTCTGCAGCGCCAGGTGCCGCAGGTGGGCGCGCTCTTCCTGCACAATGCCGACACGAGCGACACCTTCGCGCAGCGCCGCCTCGAAAGGCCGGCCGCGATCGGCAAGGGCAGCGTGCCTGCCGCGGGGAGGCGGATCCATGTGTAAGGGCAGTAGCGGCGGTCAGAACTCGACGGTGACGAGCACGACCTCGCCGCCGCCACAAATCCTCTCCGCCTATCAGAACCTGATCAACCAGGGCACGGCCGTCTCTCAGCTGCCGCTGCAGCAATACCAGGGGCCTACCATTGCGGGCTTCAACCCGACGCAGCAGGCAGCGTTCTCCGAGGTCAATCAAGCGCAGGGCGCCACGCTCCCCTACCTGAACGCGGCGCAACAATATCTCTCGGCTGGTGCCGACAATCCATTGTCCCAGGTGATGACGTGGAGCCCATCGAACCTGTCGCAATTCGAGAACCCCTACACGCAGCAGGTGACCCAGGCGACGCAGAACCTGCTCAACCAACAGAACGCCGAGCAGTTCAATCAGGCGAACGCCGCGGCGGCATCTTCCGGGGCTTTCGGCGGCGATCGCGAAGCGGTGCTGGAGAGCCAGATGGCACAGCAGCAGCAGCTCGCCGAGGCGCCGACGCTCGCCGGTCTCCAGAGCCAGGGTTTCACCACCGCCGCCGGGCTCTTGGGACAGCAGCAGAACCTTCAGCTTCAGGGGCTCGAAGGGAACTCGTGGCTCGCCGAGAACGCGGCGGCGCAGGAAGCGGGGCTTGGCAACGAGGCGCAGAATTCGCTCCTGTCCGGCGCTTCGTCCGAGTTGCAGACGGGTGCGCTCCAGCAGCAGTTGCAGCAGGAAGAACTCAACGTCCCGGAAGAGCAGTTCCTGCAGCAGCAGGCCTTTCCCTATCAGACCACCGACTTCCTCGCCGGGCTGGTCGAGGGTGCGGCGCCCGGCGAAGGCGGCACGAGCACGACCACGTCACCGGGGCCAAGCCTGGTAGGACAGATCGCGGGGCTCGGGCTTACAGGGCTCGGCCTTGCCAACCAATATGGGCTGTTCGGCAGTGGCAACAGCCTCGCCGGTACCGGGCTCTCCAGCGCGGGCTTCCTGCCGGGTGATGCCGGCTTGGCCGAGCTGGGCTACACGCCAGCTTCGACGCTGGCGGGCGGCCTCACCGCCGTGCGCCGTGGTGGTCGTGCGGGTTTCCCGACAATGCGCCGCGACATTGGTGGCTTCGTGCCGATAGTGCCGGGGCTCGGCGATAGCGCGTCCACAGCCATCACATCCGGGCTCTCGGCGGGCGACATGGCCGATGTGAACCAAGCGATCGCGCTTTCCGGGGCCTCTCCGGTGGCGATGCCGCCAGCCGGCGGCCATCCCTTGCCGATAGCGACACCCAATGTCGTCAGCTCGGGCGCCGGCGCAGGCACCTCGAGTTCGTCCGGGGCATCGTCGCTGATGTCGCTGCTGCCCATAGCAGCAGAGGCTGCGATGATGTTCATGCGACGCGGCGGAAGCGCCGCCGGGCGCCTGGTGCCGGGCCGCGACCAAACCGGTTTTCCCCGGGCGTTCGCTGCCGGAGGGGAAGGCGGAGACGACACCGAATTTGCCCCACACGGCTTCGATCTCGGCGATCCGTTGATTCGCATCGGCGCTGCCATGATGGCATCAAAAAGTCCCTACTTTCTGAGCCAGCTTGGGGAAGGCCTGCAGGCTGGGCTGAACGCGGCCCGCAGTGCAGCGCCGCGTGTTGACGAGAGCGGGCCTCGGTTTCGCCTGATCTATTCGGGCGGTCATAGCTGGGACTCGCCACTTCCGAACATCAATGCGCCGTCGCCGGCACCACAGGAATCGCCGAGTTAGCGGCTCGGTTACTGCCTCAAGTCCCGGTCGGCGGCATGGCGGAGCGCTTTACGCTGCGGAGCGTGCCGTTTCGGCGCTGCGGTAACGAGGCATGCGCCTTTGCTTTCAAAACACCGGAGAGAAAATGGCTGAGCAAAACGTGACCGGCAATGGACGGAAGCTGGTGGAATACCGCTCAGTTATCACCCTCGGCAATCTCCTGAGCATCGTCACCATCGTGGTGACCGTGTCCGCCGGGGCGATTTGGTGGAATGGCGACGTGCAAGCCCGGCTCGCCAGGCTCGAAACGAAGATGGAGTTCACCGAAGGTGCGCTCGCCGCCATGGCGCAAAAAATGGGCATCGAGCTTACCGAACTCGACGCCGAGCGCCGGTCCCTGCGCCCCCCGCGCTGAGAAGCCGATTACCAGACACGGCGGAAACCCCGCGATCGCACGTCATGCGCGATCCCGCAGATTCAGTTCGTTAAAGCGACTCCCTCGACCTCAGTCACAAGTTCGGCACCAGGAGATCGTCATGACTCAAGAGGACGTCTTCGCCATCCTCCGTCATCTTCTCACGACCGCCGGCGGCGCCCTCACGGCCGACGGCCTGCTTAGCTCGGGACAAGTACAGGACGGCGTCGGCGCCATCATGGTGTTGGTCGGTCTCGGGTGGTCACTCGTGCAAAAGTGGCAACAAAGGCACGCGCTCGCCGCCGCGACAGAGAGGAGAAAGTAAGCCATGCGTAGTATTTTTTTCGCCACCGCAACACTAAGCCTTCTCGCCGCTTGTGCTGTGCCGCAGGGCACGAGCCAGTCAACTGGCGCCTCGGCCATTGGGTCGCCTGTCGCCGAGCTGCGTACCAGCTTGGCGCAATTCACTCTGGCCGATCTGCAAAACGCCTCGACGGATGCCAAGGCGCATGGCGATAAGCTTGCCGCGATGTGCTACGACTTCCTTGCGGCACAGGTCGCGGCGCAAACGAGCACGCCGGGCAGCAATATCACGGGTGCTGTCTCGGCCTTTCAGCGCCTTCGCGACTTTCAGAGCGTGCTTGCTGGGGGCATCTCTCAGGACTTTCAGCTCAATTGCGCGCCGCTCCTCAGCGACGAGCAAGCCAATCTTGCCAAGCTCGGTTTCGTGACCGCGGGGACTATCGCAAGCAGCGGAGCGCTACCGTGACGGAAGCCGGCGAGGAGAGCACACCTTATCCCGATGCGTCACCGCTTGATGAAAAGCGTCGAGCCTACGTCCTCGAAGCCATAGGCGCTGCGGCA